TCGTAAAGCCCTCAAATGTGAAAAGTCAAAACGTTCAGTTGAATATTTGGGCTGTTCAATTGATGAATTCAAACAACATATTGAAAAGCAATTCATTGACGGCATGACATGGGATAACCATGGCGAGTGGCACATAGACCATATTGTACCACTCAAATACGATAATCCAACGATTGAAGAAGTGATAGAAAGATTACACTACGCGAATACGCAACCTCTGTGGGCAAGTGAAAATATGTCAAAAGGCAATAGATTTATTGGATAGATTAAATATATATTTTTTTTTGAGGTATTAATTATTATTTTTTTCATTATGTTTTTTCATTTGGTATAATATATAAACGAAAGATGCAGACGATAAAGGTCGTTGAGCCTCGCGTCGCCGTAAGAGCGGACGAAGAAAAAAATCATGTTGTGCTAATGGGTGGCCTAAGACTAAACGAACAGGTAAATCCGGCCGATAGTTTCGGTAGTGTCGGAACTCAGCCAGTCCAAGCGCTATGGACTATTAATCCTCCCTCTACTACTACTATTATTGACAGATATATGAAGGTGCGGGCTTATTTTGAAGTGTCCGTTGCCGATGGCGACCTTCAGTTAGGGACTAACGACGCTTTGAGACAATTCCCTCTATCTTCTCTTTGTGATGTTCTCACTATTCAAATTAACGGCGAAAGTATTTCCGACAATCTTGCCGATAAGCTTCATGCTCTAATGTGCTACGGAAATGATAGAGAATGCCGTCAGAGGTCTGTATCTACTACGCCTAACGCACCTGACAGTTATCAGGAATATGCTGACTGGGCTACTTATGGCTCTGCTAAAAATCCTCTCGCAGATTTTGGTGAGAGCACTTTTGACCCTCGTGGTGGCTTTCCCGTCGAAGTTGTTGATGCTCGCACATTTAGGGTTGTCATCACTGAGCCCGTTCTTATGTCTCCGTTTTTGACTGGCATGGATGTCCAGGAAGAGGGTTTCGTTAATGTAAATCAGTTTAACGTTTCTTATCGCTGGAAGTCAGACCTTTCTCAAATCCTTTCTCATTCTACTCTTGGAAATGCTATCGGAGCTGTCTCAGTATCTATGTATCAAGCTCCCGAACTGCTTACTACTTTCATCACTCCCGATTTGACCACCCCCATTCCTCAGCTCCAAATTCTCCCCTACCACAAATCTCAAGACTACATTAAGCAGTTGGCACCGCTGGCTCCCGGTCAATCTACTCGTGCCATTTCTGATAGTATTAAGTTGTCGCAAGTTCCTCGTAGACTGTATCTGTTCTGCCGTCATCAGCGTTCATCTGCTACTGCAAGCACTTCCGATAGTTTCACGTCTATCGATAGGCTTTCTGTCCTGTGGAACAATCAGTCTGGACTGTTCTCATCTGCAACCACTCAAGACCTATTTGAAATTTCTTCTCGCAACGGTCTGAACATCTCTTACCCGTCTTGGTCTAAATATCGTGGCGGTGTTATGTGTATTGAGTTCGGTAAGGATATTGGTCTTTTGGACAACGAAAGCCCGGGTGTCCAAGGTCAGTATACCATCCAAATCCAAATGGACGTCACTAACTTGTCAAGTGAGCAGTTCATTCCTGAGTTCTATCAAGTATTTATGATGGAAGGCACTTTCTCTATCGCTGAAAACATGGGTAGGGCTTCTCTCGGCAACCTAACACCTCAGGTCGTTCTCGCATCTAAGGAAAGCGAAGAGCTTGATTATCGTCATTACGAAGCTCTTCAGGGTGGCAACTTCTGGTCGGGTCTCAAAGGTTTTGTGAACAAAGTCTCCAGAGGTGTCCAAAAAGGTGCCAAAGTTGCCGAAACATTTGCTCCTGCTGTTCTTGGAGCATTCCCCGAGTTAGCACCTATAGCCGGTGTTCTCCCTGCAATTGAAAAAACCGCTGGGGCTGTAAAAGGACTTTCGGGCGGTAGGTTGAGTGGAGGCAGATACAGCGGGGGTAGACTTGGCCGAGCTTCTATGAAACGGCGTTAAATCTAAAATGTGCCAATTATTAAAAAAATCTAAAAAAAAATATAAGTATAATATATAATGGCAACTCTTGAAGATAAAATTAAATCATCACGGACTATAAAAGACACTTCTCTGAAAACATATTTATGTGCTTTGAAAACATTAAAAAAGTTAATCGAACCCAACAATAAAACTCCACTGGAAGATACTAAATTCTTATATAACTTTAACAATGTAATGAAGCATATAAATAATCTTGATAAAATCACATCCAAGAAAAATAAATTAACGGCAATTCTCGTCGCTCTAAACTCGGATGATAAAAAAAATGATAAACTGATAGAGAAGTACTCCAATGTGCTAAAGAAATTAACGGATCAGTATAATGAGTTCCTTAAAACTCAAACAAAAACGGAAACGCAAAAACAAAACTGGATAACTTATGATGAACTAATTGATGTAATAAATGAACTGATGGACGAGATTAAAGTTAGGAAACTAAAAACAAAGAAACTTTTAACTCCGAAGGAATTTGATACTCTACAGCAATTAGTTATATTACGAACATATCTAAGTTTTCCACTTCGCAATGACTTTGCCGACATGCCCGTTCTAAAAAAAGCAGACTATAATAAATTATCTAAAGAAGAACAGCAAGAAAAAAATTACTTAGTTATCGACAGTAATAACAAAAAGAAATTCTACATTAGTCAATACAAAAATTCTAAATTTCTCGGCAATAAAATATTAAGCGTTCCGTCCAAATTATCAAAGGTTATTAATCTTTGGCTCAAATTTAATACATCTGGGTATTATCTTGTGAAATCAGACCAAACAACGCCGATAACTCCGAACGGAATTACCAAATTTCTTAATAAGATATTCATGAAACACAAAAATAAAAAAATAAGCACATCATTATTGAGGCATATAATCATATCACATCTCGCAAAAGATGAACCCACGATTGCAGAGAAAGAAAAAAAAGAAAAAGAAACTGAAAATATGTTCTTGCATTCTTCGGCAATGAATGACTTATATCGCAAAGTTGATGATTGATTATAGTGCGTAGATTTGCGATAAGATATATATATAATAGAAGAACGAAACGTTCTCCCTTTAATTAGCCTATGTATCTATTCCCTTTTTTTAAATTATCGCAAGCCCATAATGGTTGGCAATTTTTGTAGTGTAGTCGTTCAATTATCTCTTCATCTGTGGGATTATTATATTTAATAGGTATTCGATGGTCAATGTGCCAAGCCCCTTGATTTTCCCAACTCATACCATCAATGAATTGCTTTTCAATATGTTCCCTAAACGCCAGAATACTGCAACCCAAATATTCAATTGATTTTTTTGATTTATTACTTTTGAGGGCATAACGAACGGTATTCCTAACAAGTTCAGTAGTATATCCCATCGGATCACATTCACGACATCGCAATTTTCGCCTATCATGAATACAAATAGCAGAGCCGTCGCAATCTCGGCATTGATATTTATTTTTATCATGAATACAAATAGCAGAGCCGTCGCAATCTCGGCATCGTGATTTTACTTTATCATGAATACAAAAATTGGAGCCATCGCAATCCCGGCATTGATATTTTCGCTTATCATGAATACAAAAATTGGAGCCGTCGCAATCCCGGCAGTTGTATTTTAGCTTATCATGAATACAAAATGAACTGCCACCGCATTCACGACACTGTGATTTTATTTTATCATGAATACAAAATGAACTGCCACCACACTTTTTGCAACACTGTTTTGTTTTACCATGCACACATTTTAATTTCTTCTTGCATGTAATACATGTTTTGAAATAAACTCCACTTCTATTTTTGTCAAATTCTTGAACCAATAAATTAACTTTACAACGATTACATTTTTGTCTTTCCTCGCTCATTGTAATATTATTGTAATATTATTGTAGTATATACAATTATATTTTATTATTCAATTAAAAAATATTCCGACATTTATATATAGACCACGATGACAACTGCAACGACTGGAATTTTCAGCAAGATGAGCGACGATTTTGAAACATCGGGGAACATTTGGAAAGATTTAGAAGCAATGCGAAATGATTTACGAAGTTGCGGACAATTGGATTTAGTGAAATCCTTTATCAACGAAAATTTGGGAAAGGAAGTAGATGAAATTAAAAAAATGTTTCACGAGGAGTTTAATCATTTGCCAAATGACGATCTACTTAAATTTGAAGTATTGCAAATGCTTGGGGAAATTGGCATTAAGATTTATTATCAATCTCCACCTTTGTGAGTTTCTCAGTAATTTCATCAACAGTATCAATGTCTTCAATGTGATGGAGATATTTTTTAAGTAATGCTTTATGGACGAGATAGATCATAGAGTGGTACCCGTCCCCGCCTTTAACGATGCGACATTTTTTTGCTATCTCTCTTAATTCATCTGTCGGAATCATATAACATTCTTCACGTTTTATGTCCCCTTTCACAGTTCCATTACCCGTGTGGAGAATATAATACACGTAAAAATCCGCTTTGGTGATAGAAATGCCTGATGGTCGCCCCTTATATTGGAATTCAATCGCTAAGTTATTTGTAATGCTTGCATATCG